AAAAATATGCCATGACAAACGTAGAGGATGATGACCTCGTTTGCTTTGACTGGATAGAGTTTAATCCAGGATCTGCAAAGGACAGGATAGATGTTCTCTGGGATGCAGGGTGGAAGCCAGTAGATAAAACAAAGACTGCTATCAACTTCTCTCGAAAGAAGATAGGTGATCCATACGGCAAGTCAGTAGCCGCTATGGACGAGGATTTTTACAATCAAAAGAAGAAAGACTTGGACAGGTACGGATTCACTGTATCGGAGGCAAACCTTGGCACACTGCCTGAGACAGCACCTACAGGAGCGAAAGCTCTAGCCCAGTGGTTGACACTCGAAGGACGCAGAAGCTCACTGGTTGAGTGGCTAGGGCAGTGTGGTGACGATTTAAGGATTCATGGTAGGATAAATAACATTGGAGCATGGACTGGACGGTGTGCTCACAAAGATCCTAACACTGCTAACATATCCTCTCCGTTTCATGGTGAACCTAAGTCAGCAGTAGATGAAGTAAAGAAACAATTTGATGTGCATCTACGTGCTTGTTGGACAGTTCCTTCTGACTCTTGGTTGGTTGGTACAGACGCAGACGGTATTCAACTACGTGTGTTAGCTGACTATCTTTGGAGACACTTTGAAGCAGATCAGTATGCACAAGCCATTATGAAGGGAAAGAAAGAGGACGAGACAGACATACACAACGTCAACAAAAAAGCTTTGGATGTACCCAATGGTACGAGGGATATGGCAAAGACTTTTATCTACGCTTGGTTATTGGGTGCAGGTGTAGCAAAGACTGGTCAGATACTAAAAGTAAACATGAAGGAAGCACAGGCGGCACGTACTCGTTTCGAGATGAGCATTGATGGTTTGTATAACTTGAAGAATCAACTCGTGCCTTACATTGCAGAGCAAGGGTACTTTACGGGTTATGATGGACGTAAAGTTCCAGTACCCAACGCACACAAAACACTGGCAGGGATATTGCAGAACGGTGAGGCTTGCTTGATGAAACACAGCCTACTCAAGTGGCATAGTAGAGCCAGACAGGAAGGGATAAAGTTTAAAATGGTTGGGTTCATCCACGATGAATACCAAGTAGAAGTAACAGGAACAGAGGAGGAAGCTAAAAGATTAGGACAGATACAGGCAGACTGTATGTTAGAAACTGGTCAAGAGTTAGGGTTTAAAATACCTACTCCAGGATCTTACGACATAGGAAAAAACTGGGCTGAAACCCATTGACAACTACAACAAAAAAGATTAAATGTAAAAACAGTAAAAGAAAAGGAGGGCAATATGCCATCAACACAAATTGATATTAAAGGTACACTCGAATGGGCAAAGGTCTTTGAGTTAAACAGAGATCACAACGAGTGGAACGAAGATAAAGGGGGTGAGTATAAAGTCACTGTCACCACCGACAAGAAGACAGCAGATGCTTTGAAGAAAGCAGGATGTCAAAAGAAGATAGAGGAAGTATCTGGCGGTCACAAAATAACCGTAGTGCGTCCTCACGTTGGTTCACAAGACTGGATGGGCGGTGCCCCAATAGTCGCTGACAAATCAGGTAAAGAATGGAACTTCGAGGAGAAGGGTTTTATCGGAAATGGAAGCAAGGGTATTGTGAAAGTTGAGATATATCCTACTGCGGTTGGTTCAGGAACACGCCTAGTAGGACTTCAAGTTCTCGATCATGTGGTTTATGAGGTTGAGGCCCAGTCAGCCTCTGATATGTTCTCAGACCACACGAAGAGTTCTAGTGGTAAGTCTTCCTCCCGAAAAGAACCACAGGACTCTATCCCCTT